TTAGCTTACTAATTTTCTTTTGATATATTTTGGATATGCTTTTTGCGGGTACAAATCGCCTTTTTTATGGTCTAGTACTACATATCTACCATTTACCCAATATATTGCATGCCTACCGTCTGTGATGTTTATAAAATTCTTACCTGATTCAAATACTTCTTTTACATTCAAACTTTTAAATTCTTCTTTTGTAACAAACATATTTTTAGCTCCTCTATTTATCTTCTTTGTTTTCAAGTGATCTTTGATACTCGTATAACTTTATTATCGTTCTGAATCTGGCATCTGATAAAGATGTTTTTCCATTCCTTAAATCTTGCACAGTTTGATATGGTAATCCGGAATTTTTAGCAATTTTATATCCTGTTTCTTTTTCGAATAACTTTTCTATTGATTCAATTATTTCTTTTATTGCTGTCATTTTTATCCCTCTTCCATAAATTGATAAGCAGTAACGTAGTAAACAGTGCAACAACACCTTTACTTATATCGTTGCCTAAAAACACGTTTATCCAAATAAGAATGATTAAAATAATGTAAATTGTTTTCATAGTATTTTAGTGTTAGAATTTATATATAGACAGCCCTTTCGGGCTTGTCTACTTACTTATCGTCTTTTATCAATGTTTTCGCTATGGCAATTGCTGACATTGTATAAAAGGCGATTTCTGCTATAGTTTTAAAATTTTCTAACACTTTTTATCCTCCTCTCAACTGGTATACCTTATTATAACACGATTAAACGTGATACGCAACACTTTTCATAAACTTTTTTCGTTTTTTTGCATAAAAAAATAGGCAAGTACCGAAGTACCTGCCAAATGATGTGGTGGACATTAATTATAACATATTAACTGATTGTTCCCCATAAATTACCTAGAACATAATTCGGAGGCGCGGAACCATTCCACGTTCTAATCGGCAAGTAGTAGCGTGTGCCTTGCCAATCGTAACCAATCCATACATGACCATCTTGCAACATGACTTCATCATAGTCACAGTATCCACCCGGTTGGAATTGATAAGCTTCTGGACACGATATAAATGGCCCCACTGTTCTAACTGTTATAGGTTCGCTACCATTTGTGAATGTCGCTTTCTCTTCCATGTAGTAAGTGCCGTAGCTGTTGCGCTTCCACGCACTACCTACTGGCTTAACTGTATTACTTGAAGCACTTGAATCACTTGAGACAGTTGCAACTGGTATTTTTCCGTCCATATATGTTCTAATTTGCTTGATAAAATAGTCTTTTAGTTGTAATCGTTTGTCTTCTGGCAATAGTCCACGAGTCACGGGGTCGAAACCAGTGTGCAATACTGAACTTCTGTGTGGGCATGATGTTGAAGTGAATTCATTATGCAATCTGATTGTGTTTCTGTTTGCTGGTAAGCCCCATTTTTTCAATAGCCTAGCACATTCTTGGAAAGTTGCCTGTTCATTTTTTAAGAACGTAGCATTATCTGCGCCCATTGATTGACACACTTCGATGCCGTAATAATATTTATTACCAACTTGATTAGCTGTATGCCAACCCACTTGTGATTCATCTAAGGCTTGCCAAACTGTATTACCTGATACATAACTATGCGCAATACCTGATTCAAGTCTTGATAAAGGTGCGTTAACCAATCCATTACGATATGCTTCGGCTGTAGCTCCTTTGCTTCCTGCGTCATTATGAATAACGATACCTTTAGGATTACCACCACGCTTAGGTAGGTCATAACCTTTAACCACATCTTTGATGATTTTAAGTTCTACCGCTTTAGGTTGTGGCTTGGCTGTTTCTTTTTTAGGTGCTTGTGTAGGAGATTGTACTGATCGTGGAGCCGTTTCGCTTTTGAAGTTAGGACGGATAAACCACATAGGGAAGTCGTAAGCATGTTGTCGTCTCGTAACTTTTTCCCAACCCCAGCCGGGTTGTTCGATACCGTCTGTCCAACCACCGCCAAGCCAATTCTGCTCATATACAATGATATAATCTAAAGTCGCATCAATTACCCACGCGACGTGACCATATCCAGCACCATAGTTACTACCGAATACAACCATGTCACCAGTTTGCGCTAAGAAATCCGGTGTGTTTTGGTATACAGTTGCTAACCCGTCAAAGTTGTTAGCGAATGGTATGTCTTTCGCACCTACACCTTTTAAAAGACAACCATATAAAGCCTGCCAACCTGCATTGCCATAATCAAAACATTGAAATCCATACCAACCATCTTTGTTATATTGTTTCCCCTCAGAAGTTTTCAACCACTCTATAAACTCTTTTTTAGTTAATTTTGCTTGCATTGTCGCCACCTCCATGATGATATTCATTCACGTCAAAGCCGACATCATTAGAGGCATCTGTAAACGGCTGTGATGTATCATACTCTTTCGGTGCTTTTGTACTTAATTCCGGTGTTAAGCTAGTATCTTGTGAAGTTTTCCAAGTGACTTGTTGTTCTTCTTTACTACTATCTCTAGGCGCTTGGTATGTCTGTGCTATAGATGAATCAGCAACACCTTTTGACGTTGGGTCAGTAATAACGCCAATACCTGTAAGTAGCGTGAGGATAGCCCCTATAATCGCGCTAGCTTGATTTAATTGAGTAGATAAATCTAATCCGAACAAATCTGTAATTTGCTTGATAAATAGCAACAATGCGCCAACCAATCCCGTTAATACTGCTTTGTTTTTAAATCTCAATTTCCAGTTAATATCCATCTGTTTGCTCCTTTTATCCAAAATAAAAAGCCAACCTCGAAAGGTTAGCTTTAAATTAATGTGTTTGCGTATGGTATTTCTGTCGTTCTGTAATTCAGTTTGAATTGCCATTCATAACCCGCTTCAATTGTTTCTTCTTTGAATTGTTGGTTATAAATCTTGCCCATGTCTGCGTTTCTGTGCTCTATCCATGTATCGCCTTTTATCGCATTGTCGTTAATTCTGTTTGTTTTGATAATGTTTTCAAATTTGAATGCTGTAATAACATCATTTGTATCATTACTTAATACATACGATTGAGCTTGTAATTTTTCGGGTATTTTCTCAATTCTGTATGTTCCGCTTATGTCCGGTTTGTATGTGTTGTATAGTGATGAATTAATCTTATTAACATTTTTAGTGAAGTAAGGTACCATGCCAGCATATGCTGTTTTAACATAAGTATTCTTTAAAAATTTAACGTTGCCGTATATGGAAACTGCGCCGTTTTTAATTGAGTGGTTTGTGATGATATTTACTAAATCGTTGTTGTCTACTCTACCGTTAACGTTTTGAACTAAACTAACATTTTTGATATCTGTATAAACTCTATCAGTGATAAACGGCAATTCTTTGTTGTCTCCTAACAACTTAGCATCTTTATTTTTAAAAGCCGTCGCTATTCCGTTATGTTCTGGCACAAATTGCTCTCCAGTTGAATTGTTAGCATCTCTAATTTGCATTGCGATGTCTTTGTTAGAGTAACTATAAAGTGACTGAGTGACATTTGTAACAACCGGAACTAATTTAAACACGTTGATCGTACCTTTAACATCTTGTGGGCGTGTACCACCGAAATATAGCCAACCTCTAGGAGATGAAACTGGATAGCTAGGGTCTTGGCCTTTGTATACTAATTTCAGCGTATGTTTCTTATAGTCTAAGTTATCGAAAAGTAGTTGCTCGTTATCAACTTTATTGGCACTGCTATACGTAGAAATTGTATTTCTCTTTTCGTTAATTGTTCCCTCATCAAGTATCGCTTCCCAAATGCCACCAACATTATTGCAGTACGATGTGAAATTGACCTTATCTGCAATCACTGTGCCTGTAAGTGTTGCACCTACAGTCGTTGCATAGTAGTTTGGTGCATAAGAAGTATTGAACATACTACTATCAACCATTTCTAAATTTTGATATCCAATTGATTTGTTTTCGTTGGTGTAGTCTCCTATTTCTGTCTCTCTAAAAATGATATAGTCATCTTTTTGATTTTTATTGAACCAAACTCTTAAAGCACGACTACTACTTATTGGTTGCACTACGTGAAACGTTTGAGATGGCGCATGTACGATACTAACCGTCATATTTTCTTTAGTAGTAGATAACTTGTTAATTTCTTCAACGAAGTTTGGTTGTAAGGGTAAATTAACAATGTCTTTCAAGCTAGAGAAGTTACCAATTGCATCAGTTAAATCAGCACTGGTTCCCGCAATGCCTTGCGCACCTCGTTCGCCCGCTTCTCCTTTTTCTCCGCGTTCTCCGCGCTCACCCTTAAATTTGTCTGCATTGTCAGCAATGTATTGCTTAGCAGTTGTGTTTAAAGTTTCTTTGTAGTCGTCTCCTAGTAACTCGCTAGCACTTGTACGGATAATTCTTTTTACAGTGTCCTCAACTAATGTGATAGACACCTCTTTTTGCACTGCGTTATCTATACCACTATCGATAATGTAGAAATGGAAGTTTGCGACGTGTATTCTTTCGTGGTCGTTCTCTAGAAATAACTTACAACGCACCATACCTACGTGTTTAATGACATTTTTAGGTATCTTGTAGGTAAGGAACCCTTTCACATTATCGTCGATTAAAACGGGCTCATTTTTGAATATAGAACCGTCTTCCAAGAATAGATGTAACTTAGGTGTCAAATTGCTTTCTTTGAAGTCGATTCTACCTTTTTCATCGTTGATACCGATTCTGACATAAGCTGTGTTTTCGTCTTCCGTGTAGAAGCGACAACCTATGTCGCCAATATCAACTGTTTTGTTATTTATTCGCGTTTCAATGTCTTTTATTTTGTACATTTACACACCTCTTTATTTATATTTATCTCTTGTGAAGTAGATACCTTTTAAGCCGATTTGTTTATATAGCTTAGCGATTGTACTTGCTTGATGTTGGCACCACTCTATTGCAGTTGCGTATTGATGCGTAGCGGGGTTTTTAGGGTTCCATCTGATTCGGTACAATGTATTCTGTCCTTTGTTGATGTAATCCTTTCTTACGAAGCTAGCACCGCCCATAATTGCTTTTGCTGGAGATGTCCAACCTTTATTTTTAGCAAATGTCATAGCGTAATTAGGGTTGTTGTCATATGCACCTATACCAAAGTAGTTGTAAGCGCCGTATCTACCACTAGCGAAGTTACTTGTTCCGTATCCACTTTCTAAGAAAGCGTGCGCGATCAAATAGATTTCGTTAATGTTATTTTTCTTACAAGCTTCTGCGAATGCTTTACCTTGTCCGTCTAGTGTTCCTTTACCTTTGAGTATTTTGTTAAGTGCACTAACTGAAACGCCTTGATACTTACCTAAATTAAGCATTTGATAGCATTGTGTGTTACTTTCCCATATACGCTTAACATTCATCGCCGAACTTGTTTGTGCTCGTGTAGCGTTAGCCCAGCCCCATGTATGAGATTTTTGCGGGTTACCTCGAGACATTTGCCTATCCAGTGCTTGCTGGAACGTGAAAGGACTTGTTTCAGTAACAATCTTTGGTTTTTCATCTGACGGAGTGGGGCCTCTTGTGGACGCGCTGTCAACTGATGTTTTATCGCTAATTCTTATTGTTGTTTTTGTCGTTACTTCTTTAATATTTTCGCGTGTTAATATGTCTCGTTTAATATACGTCTCAAGCATTTTCTTTTTGACTTGCTCATACTTTGCGTTATCCGGTATACCTTGCTTAATCAAATCGTAGTTAATTAAATCTTTCATACTACGCCAAATGTCAGGGTCTACTTTCAACGTCGTTTCAGATAAGTTTTTATCAATCCCTGACAATAACCACACGCCACGTATTAACGCTTGTATTTGATTCATTAAGAATTGACGCTTACTATCTGTTTGACCGCCACATACTTCGATAACTAGCCAGTTCGGATAACGTGGGTCATCGAACTCAATCGGTCTAGCTTGCCATGTAGCCTCTCTATCGACATATAAATGAGGTATCTCGTAATCGCTGATAAATTTATTCCTTTGCGTATATAACTCGTCAACAGAACGCATGTGTGTTGATTCTTTGATATATAAACCTTGAATGTCTGAACGTTCGTCTCCCCATACAACTATATGATCTATGAAGTGCTCTTCTTTATCTAAAACATTGCTGTAAGCAGTGTATTTAACAGTTTTAACTTCTTTAAATCGTGGTTTCTTCGCTTCTCCGGTAATGGTTGAGTCATCAGCTTTTGATGCTGAACTTGTATCGGTATTACTAGGTTTGCTAGTATCTTTTGAATACGGAGGTCTTACAAAACCTGTAACACTCGCATATCCATGTCTAATTAATGCACCAGGCGAACCTGTCCAACTATTAGAGTTAACCCAGTTTTGGTCAACGCTATAGAAATAACTTTTATTAGATGGTCCTACTACTATTGCGGTGTGTCCGTCCGAACCTATTCCGTTGCCGGGGTGCCAAACTGCCATGTCTCCGGGCTCTGGTACAAATCCAGATGAATAGCGATAGAATCTGAATCCCCTAGGATATCTATAATTAGCCATATCCTTAGCATTACCCCATGTTACAAAACCCCAATATCTTTTAAAAATATAGTTTGGTGTATCCCAGCATTGACTGCCTCGATAACCGTCAATATTAATCCTTTTGCCTATATTAGACTTTGCCCATTCAGCCACTTCACTTGCTGTAGGTTTTCGGGTCTTTGGATTAGGTAATCCCATGTATGCACCTCATTTCAATCAAAATAAAAAGCCAGTGCCGAAGCACTGACCTTTAAAAGTTATTTACATTTCCCGAACCAAAAGCATGACCAAAAACTATAACCTAATAAACCTTTTAGCATAGTTAACACCTCCTTTAAATACCAAATACTGTTCTTAAAATCGCGATGATTAATGAACCTAAAATAGTTCCTATTAGCCCCATAACCCACGTTTTTAATTCTTTAATGTTTTTGGCGTTCTTTTCTTTCATTTCTTTATCCAATTGCCTTTCGCGAACCATTTCGTCAAGCGTTCTATCTAGTTTTTCACTTACTCTTTCTTGAGCTTTTTGACCGTGTTCTATTCTATCCAGTTTGTCGAACACTGTTTTGTCATTATCTTCGAGTCTTTGTATACGCCAATTTTGCTCATAAAAGCGTTTGTTAAAAAGCCCAAACATTCACACACCCACTTTATTCAAATTTAAAAGCCACAAGCATTACACCTGTGACTTTTCGTCTTTTGCCTCTGGATATTTTTCTCCAGTGATTAAAGCGTATTCCTCTTTGTCGATTAAACCATTGTCTACGTACCACTTAATTTGCTCGTTTTTATAGTAACCCCAAACATAAAAAGTTTTAATATCTTTAAAAGTTGGATAAATCATCTTCATCATTTAAACGTCCCCCTCAGTACTTATTTGGTTAATTTTCAGTTCAGACAACTGTTGTGTTAACATAGCGTTTTGTCGAGCTAATTCCATTGTTAATACGTTTACTTGTGCCACCTGCATTTGCATACTCGCAACCATTCCGCGAAGTTCCTCATCACTTAAATCTGACGTGTTTTGTTGGTTTGATGCATTCGGTACGTCTTCTTTTTCAAAATTGCTGTTGTATTTAATTTCACCGTTAGTGAAAACGAACTTTCTAGGTTCGAACTCTTCTTTAAATTTGATAGGTACATTGTTATCGTCTACATCTAAACTATTACGTAATCCGCCAGTATTAACATATCCGATAACTTCGTTTTTATCGTTTACTGTGATTTTCATTATTTCCACCCCATAATTTTAGTTATAGTAACTTTGTTGGCATTTGCTCCAGAACCTGATGTTTTGCCTAAATCAAAGTACACATCGTTGTCTATCCTTAAAGTAGTGCTACTTGTTTTAGATAGTAAACACTCATAAATACCGCCACCATTGCCGTCTGAATCGACCACATTCGCTTTACTTAATTGAATAGCGTTCGGCAATGCGGTTAGTCCGAAGCCCTCAATAACACCACCTGGATAAGTTCCGCTTACTAACAAAATGGAGTAGTTTGTATATGGTTCTGTTAAATTGATTGTTGTACCTACACCATTTGCGCCACCGTCGAATAATACTGTCGACTTATGTTCATTAGGAACTGTCCACTGTGGCTCAAGTTGGCCATTTGTGATTGATCGTGTATAAATCTTTTTAGAGTTATAAGGCGTGAAGTTAAATAGCTTGTTTGTATCATCTTTAACGAATACAGATAAATAACCCTCATAACTTTCAACGCCACTTGGTAAATCTGGAACTCTTGTTGCATAGTAGTTACCAGCGGTTAAGTAACCCAAATCCCCTTGCGCATTGTTTAAGTTAACTTGTATTGATTGACCGTTCGCCTCAGTCATTTTATGTTGTTGCCAGCTCGTTGTTCCAAATTTATCATCTACATACTGCTTCGCTTGATTTAAAGCGTTGTTAGATGTTTCTTCGACGAATTGCTTAGTTAAGTTACCATCATTCTTTTTATAGAATGGGTACCATGTACCACCGATTTTATATTTTGTGTATTCGTCGTTCGAATCATCGGGATACCATGTAGCACGTGCAGTACTATCATCAACAACATAGACAACTAACACGCCAGATTTCCCTAAAGTGTTAGGAGCTACTGGAATATCTGAACCATCGTCAACGCCATCTTCTTTAGGTGTGTCCACTGTGCCTATATCCTCAAACGACGGCGCATCTGTTGCGCTTGTAATATGAATAATCCTAGATGTGTTAATTGCACTTAAAACGCTATCTATGGACTGCCCAGACGATTCAATTGCTTTGCCGTAATCATCAGTAATTTTAGATTTTTGCCAATTAACTGTTGAACTTCCTTTGACAAGGTCAGCGCCATTGATTTGGTTTTCAACCTCACTCAATCTTTTGTAGATCGCTTGCTCCTTATCAACAATTTTCTGGAACTCACTATTTATATATTGAACGGCTTTATCTTGCGTTGTTGTAATCATCTGCACCGCATCGTTTTGTTTGATTTCTAATCTTTGAATACCTTGATTAATACGACTATCAATCTCACTAACTAGAGACTTAGTGTCGTTTAAGCTTTTCTTTAAGTCCTCGACTTCTTCTTTAACACTCTCTGTTAAGTCCTGAATTGATTTGATATAAACTAACTTCGTTTTACCGTCAAAGTTACTAATTAAATCATTTTCAATATTGAAACTAAATTGACGCTCTACAATCACGTTATTACTACCGTTTTGAGTAAAGTACGCTTGTGCATGTACTCGTCCAGTGTATTTTAGAAACTCATTAGGGATAACGTATTGCATGCGTCCGTTAATTGCATCAACGATCGTTAAATCATCGCTAATATAAGCACCGTGTTCATCGTCGAAGTTATCCGTCTTAAGCACAATACTAGTCATCGCATTATGCTTACTGATCGATAACGGTTTATTATTTTTAGTTACTGCAAAATTTAAAACACCAGTTCCTCTATCTGATTCGTAGAAACTGATGTTTGTGTCAATAACTGGATTATATTGTGATGTTGTTTGTAACTCGATTAAGTTATCGTCTTTTGAAAAATTATCTACTACCATTATTCAACCACCTTTCCCTCGAATAAGCTCCATTTACCTACGCCACCAGTACCGAAGTTTCTAATTAAAAATTGATGTGCAGACGGGAAGTTATTACGTCTTAATACTTGCGTTGTGTTGCCTGGTGTATTCGATTTCACTTCTAACACCCAACCTGCAACCCCTTTGAAATCTTTAGGGAAATCAGTAAACCTCTTTGATTCTTCGGTAGTGATATAGAAATCTAAACCAACGATTTTTAAATCCGACAATTTTGTAATACTCTTAGGAATATGTTCCCAATAACCAGCGTTTTGCGGACAAAAATTCCATGCTCCGTTGTTTTTCTTGTTGAAAATGTCGATGACACGTTCAAATTTAAGCATGTTTCTACCTGTACTGTTTCTAGTAAGTACTTGTCTTAAAGCACCGTTATAGTGTCCAGGCAATACATCAAAGAACCAACCTGCATCCCTAAATTCTTTCGGTAGTGGGAAATCTAAAGCATTCAATGTATCTTGTGTATAGATATAGTAGTTACCAACTTCTGTAACATCGCTTAAATATGCTGGGTTTTGTACTGGTAACGGTTTTACACGTCCGCCTGAGTCAGTCATTGATACTTGAGGTGCAATGTTTTTTAAGAATTGGTTTACGCCTCTTTGACCGATAGAATAAATTGAGTGATGTCTGTTGTTACCTGGTCCAATAGTTACCCCGATTAAAAGCGCTTTACGACCTGTTTCTAGATCGTAATACATATCTAGACCCTCAGCCTCTTGGAAATCTCCAGTAAAGTTGTTATTCACACCGCCAATATCTATACGACGTTTAAATAACAATTCTTTTGTTTTGATATCGAAGCCTTGCAAGTAATTAGGGTTAGCTGGGTTCGAATCGCCAGTGTACCAATATAAGATACCTGCATCATAAGCAATACCTTGCATAGGTTGTGTTCCTGATGAATATTGCATAGGGATATCCATTTGATACAACACTTTGTCTATACCTTTATCGATATCGTCGGCACTTCTGACTTCAACAAAGTTCAATGCATTCTTAGCTTGTTGTTCAGAAGTCTTATATTCTCGTCTGAAAATCATTAAATTTTCAACAGGATTATAAATCGCTGACGTGTATCTATTGTTAAATACATTCGGCATAACATCTTGCATTTCATTGCCGTATGTCATTTCTCCGCTTCTATATTTAAAACGTACAAACTTATTGTTGTTATTACTATCTAATACAGCTGAATATATCCACAGCTCGTTGTTAATATATCTATACGCATTGTGTGTACCATGACCACCATTTTTGACAAGTAACCTATCAATAAATTGTCCATTAGGCTTCAATCTAGATAACATATAGTGATTGCCTGGACGTGCTTGTGTCATATAAATAATTTTCGTTCTGGGGTCAATCCAAAACGATTGCATTACTGCGTTAGTATATGGCGATAAGTCAGTGATAAATTCCGGCTCTTGCTCTTGTGGTTGAAATCTGTACTCAGTCGCTCTATATTCTGTGTAGTTATCATCAACTGCTTTTTTTACCGTTTTAGTGAATTCATCTAATGTTGCATAATCATGATACAAACGATCTTGTAACGTTGGATGTGCGTATCCTGTATTATCAACACGCGCATCTTTTACTTCGTTGATACCGTCGCCGTTATGTCCTAGTACCATATTGCTAAATCGACCATTTAAATAAGCTAAGAAATCTGAAACACTTCCATTCAAATATTTAATTTGATTAGCGGAATGTGCGTATATTTCTTCTTTTTGATGATATATAAACATCTTTTCAAGTTTACTCATTCCATCATCAAGCAAACGATAGTTGTACTCGTGTTGAGCTACTACTTTTTCGCCAGTGATTGAATGCAAACTAGTTATTAATCCATAAGCCATTGGTTGCCTCCTTTAGTCGTAAAAACTGTAATAATCCTTGATTAACTCGTACATAATAACCTCGTGTCCTTTTTCATTAGGATGCAAACCGTCTTCCATGCTCGCTTTCCTAAAGGCTGGATTATAAGGCTTAAAGTAATCTGTGTGATATGCGTCAAAAACTGGCACGTCCAACTCACTACAAGCTAAAATTTGAGCGTTTACATAGTCCTCAAGTGTTAACCCTAGTTTGTTTTTGTCTGTGTCTTTACGGCGTATCGTTGTACCACGCATAGGACACTGTCTAGTAGCTGTCATTACTAGTATTTTTGAATCCGGGTTATTCTTCCGTATAACTTCAATTGCAGAACAAAAGGCACCGTAAAACGTTTTAGTATCCGTTTTATCAGTGCCTATCGGTACGCCTGCCCAATAACCGTGTAACCAGTCATCATCAGTGCCTTGTAATATGATTAAGTCGCCTCTTATTTGTTCTGCTTGTCTATAAATACTGTTTTCAATGTTGTTTGTATCTGTAACAGTCGCCATTGTTGCACCACCTCTTGCAAGGTTGGTGGTTTTAGCTTTTAATTTCTTGCCTAACATTTCTGTGAAATTAGTTTTTGCATGCGACCCTCTAGCTACAGAATCGCCAATCGTTCCAATTGTTTTTACATTCCTTATACTTGATTGACTCGTAAAGTCGTACATAATCGTACCATTAGCAGTTGTAACTGTTTTAGTATTCATCTTATCGACTTTCGCATTTATTTTTTCGGTCTGTTTAACTAACTTGTTGTTTATAGATAAACTTGCGTTAACTTTAGCGTTTAGTTCTCTCAAGTATTTAGCAGGGTCTGACTTAGTTGTTTTTACGTTCTTAACATAGTTTGTAGCTTCGTGAATTGCTTTTCTATATCTATCACGCATTGTAAAGTCGCCTAATACTACATCTTGTTTAATGATGTTATTGTACGCGTCTCTGTGTGTAGTAATCTCGACTATCCTTACTAAGTCGTTATAACCTATAGTTGGTTCAGCTACTCTTACAACATCGCCAATTCTTGGATTAGCCTCTGGAAAATGCTCAGGCTGTGCTATGAAGTCCAAAGAAATAGAAGCAGTGACACTTTTCTTTATCACTAGCTCCATTGATTTTTTCAAAACATCTTCTTTTTTTATACGCCCATCCACAAGTGGTGGAGCTTCTCTTTTGCCAATCAACTGCGCTAAAGGGTGTGTAAATTCAAATTGCAATCCCGCTTCATTAAAGGTTTGTTGTCCGTCGAAGTCGCCATAACCCCTTATATATGTGTAGCATTTAGAAGCATCTTCTTGAATTTTGACGTTATCAGCATTTACACCTGATTTAATATAGTAATTTGCTACTTTAGATAATTCATCATACAAGTGAAATGTCTTAGTTTTAGCGTCGTACTCATATTCGAGATGATAGCGTTCAAGCCCTTTTTTAAATATTTCTAGCCTTGTATCTCCCTTGCCTAGTCCCTCAAACTTTGATGCGTCAACCTTAGCGTGCAACACATATTTGTAACTAGTCCCTTTAAATACAGTGTTAAAAAATTCTACGCCTGTGAAACTTTCGTTATATTCTTGGTAAATCCTAGAATTGTTTAGATCATCTAATTCTTTTTGTCTCGCTTTAATACTTAGTTTGATTTTGTTTCCAATAGTTGATTTATCAAGCATTACTATCACATATTCGTTGAGGTCGTCTTCTCCCTCTATATGTGTAATAGTCCACATCTTTGTAATAGCGCCGATTGCGTCGAAAGTACTGGCATTTTCTATCATGTCAATGTCTAAGGTGCTATCTTCGTTCAATTTTTTGTTTAATTTCGTACTGACATGAATCGCATGACCGACGCCCTGCAAACTCTTTAATAATACCGGCATATGCTACTCCTTATCTGTAATATAATTTGTGTCTAAAGACTATCTTTTTCATAAGTCTATTAGCTTTGAAACGATTCCAACCAGGATACAGCACCGGTTGTTCTAACGTCTTGTTATATAGGTCGATGTTTAAATTACCTCTATAGGTGTGCTTATTATCAAAAATGATTTTATCACCTGCTTTTAAATCGACATCTTTAATTACTGAGATGTTCCCTTTATCCATATAGAAAGTGAAACCATCTTTATCATCAGCTTTAACATCTTCTGCTAATTCAATTTCAACTACATTAAATTGGTTGAATTGGGCTAATGCTACATCTCCGTTGTAATAAACATTTCCAGAACTCGTATTATAGAATGTCATTTTTCTACTTTTATCATTTTCATTTAGCGCTATTCTATCCGGTACTGACCATTTTTCTAGATCGTTATCACTTTCTAAATCAGTGCTATAGCCAATACTTTCGAAAAACGGCAATTCAGTCGTTTCAAAGGTTAACGTGATTTCTCCTGATGTCTTAGTTGTATCAAATGAGACATCACTAACTAACCCAACGTATAATTGTCTGCCATCAACATAATCCAATTCGAATTCTTGGTTTAACGGTTCGAACATGTTTTCGAATTTAATAGTATTATCCGGCGTTGCTAATTCTCTTAAATAAAATCGACCATAAAACAATGTTTGAATGTCTGATTTAAGATGCGAGGCATAAGCTATTTTAGGGACTTCATACCTCAATCTTAATTCGACCTTTTTGTATTCTTCTTTAGCGTAATTGTGAAATCGTCCATCAACGCCATCTAATGGCGAATAATTCCTTTTATAACCTGCACCAACGACATTGTAATCAAGTACTCTCAAATGGTTGTAAGTGAGAGGGTTGTCACTGACTCGATAAATTACACCGTTTTTTACAATTTCTACATCATGGGCTATCAATTAACAAACCTCCCTTACATTAAGTTGAAACTACCATCTTTTGCATCCATATCATCAATGTGTGATTTAATCATGTTAAGGTCGCCCTCATTCCTAACAGTTACATTAACAATAGGTCTATTGTTTTCTTTCATGCTATGTTGCACATCGTTTGTCATATGACCGTCAACACTTGGTGTCAAGCTGTCATTAAATCCATCTGTAAGTGTTGAACCTAACTCACTTGTGAATGTTTTACCGAAGCTAGTAGCCATTACTTTAGCTTGTGATACTGCTAAGCCTTTTCCTAAACCACTACCTCCACCGTGTCCACTCACGAATGAAGTTACAGAGTCCCAAGCTGATGAAATCGCATCGCCTACCGCACTTACTACTTTGTGCGCGGCGTTAGCTACTCCCTCAGCTACTTTGCCGATTAATTCAGCTCCAGCATTTAAAAAATCACTGAAGAAACTTTTAATCTTGTCTAGCGCATTTTTCATTCCATCGCCGACATTCGAAACGACTTTTCTAAATCCATCGACAACTTTGCTTGCAAAACTTGTTACGGTATTCCAAATATTTGAAACCCATTGCGCACCTGTTGAGATAATAAAACTTAGTGCTTGTCCCATTTTTTCAGCTATACTTGAAGCAACTCGACTGAACCAACTCGTAACAGTGTTCCAAATACTGCTAACAAAATTAGTGATTGTACTCCATATCTGAGACCAACTTGTTCCAAACATCGATAACGCTCGATTCATTACGCCAGTTAAAAAGCCGATTATTGACTCCCAAACTGATTGCATGTATTGCCAAATCGTATCTAGCACACTTGTAATCGTTGTTTTGATTGTTTCCCATGCTCCTGAAAAGTCGCCAGTAAGCAATTGTATTAAAGCAGTAAATAAACCTACTATGATTTGGACTGCTACTGATATCACTGTTCCTATAGTTTGGAACGCTATTGTTATCAGAGTCCATAAAGCTTGGACAACAGTCATAAGATTTGTAATTATTCCTATGACCAAAACACCTAAAACTTGCATAAAGATTTGACCTAGCACTTGTAATATAGGCATTATTGGCTGTAATGTTGATTGAATTTTGCCCCATAATTCAGTTAACCAACCAACTACACCCTGAATCGCGCCAGAAACTGCAGTTTTAACGCCGTTCCACGCTTCAGTAATGGTGTTTCTGAAATCCTCGTTTGTTTTCCATAAATAAACTAAGACACCGATGAATGCACCAATTACTGCAATTACTGCTAAAATCGGGGCTGAAATCGTTCCAAAAACACCTGTTAATGCTGACATAGCTCCAGTAACTAGACTTGATGTTCTAACGAAGCTTAAAATTTGTTTGATAACGCCAAATAAGCTCAAACCAAACACATTTGTAAGTACACTACTTATAGCAACAATTGGAGCCATTAAAGCCCAAAATGCACCGCCTAAAATACCCATAACACCAATAATCTGCGCTACAGCCGGATGTGTTTCAAACAACTTAGCGATAAAACCAGCTAAATTAGTGATGAAATCTAACAACTTACTAGCTATAGGAGCCATTGCAGTACCAAATGCCACTAACGCTTTTACGATGTTGCCGATTAACTGCATAATAGTAGGACCATTCTCTTGAACATAACTTATAAAGTCTTTGAACCCTTGAGATTGCCCAACTTGTTCTGACCACGTTCTAAATTGAGAGGTTAATTTAACCAACCAATCGAAAATATTAGAACTATTTTGAGCAAAAGCAATCATTAAATTGCCAATACCAGCGAATACATTGCCAAATATCTGACCAATCTTAGGCAAGTTAGTAGTAGTGTAGTCAATAAACGCTTTAATAACATTCTGACCAGCTACACTATTAGCCCAATTTTGAAAAGCTATAGACATGTTCTGTAGTCCTTGAGACACAAATTTGAACAACGGCATTAATTGAGTGAAAATGTTAACTAATCCGTCGCCAAATCGTCCTGCGGCGTTCAATAAATCTCCGAATATTGCACCACCTACACTATTTAATGCCTCAAACGCTTTCTTTGCTGTTTCAGAATGTTTGACCCAATCCTCAAACTTACGTGCGTTTGCTTCTACCAGCATAGACACTTCGGATAAGAACGGTTTCAATTGAGACATCGCGCTTGTAACACCTCTGATGCCTGCTGACATCGCATTAAAAATACTTGCCTGATTCTCTTTTACAATACCTTGCCATGTAGTTTTTAACTGATCGCTGGCATCTCTAAAGTTTTGAACTTCTTTTGTTACCGCCAATGTTCCATCTTTTACCATTTTTAGTGCGGTAATAGCCATTGCACCGAAACCAACTGCTCCAACACCTGCTACAGAGAATGCACCAGCTAAACCAATGACGCCACCACCTAATACACCAACGGCATTAAGTACTGCCATGATAGCCGGAACTAATCCAGCAATTACCGGTATTAACGCTTGTATACTAGCAATCATTAAACCTTTGACTTGTTGTGCAAAGATAGTACCGAAAGTTCGAATTTTAGTAGCTAAGGCGTCCATTTTCTCGCCGTAATCTTTCAATGAGTTGTTAAGTTTACCCCAAATATCACTTGTTCCATTTACTTCTTTCCTCATAATCTGGCCAATTCTTCCGAAAGAACGTTTAACTGCTCCTTCGACTTCATTGAATTCTTTTGTGAATTTATTTCCTAATTTCCACCTGCTAGAATCAACATCAAAACTATGCCTGCTAAGATCTATTAAGTCTTCTTTAAACCCTTTAACCGCCATTTTAGCGGGGTTTGCATCTAAATCCAACTTAACAACATGTTTTCTCCAAGCTTCGACAGTAGCTTTAGTTGCATTATACTTGGCCATTAATTCAGTGTTACTTAGTTTTAAATCTACTTTATGTTGTTTAAATCGCTCTACTTGAGCTTTAGCACGTTCTAAATTCGCTTTATACTCATCTGTTTTCATGAATAATTTAACAGAATGCCCTCGCCATCGTTGAGCCATCGATTTAGCTCGCGTTAGTTCTCTTTGGTAATCTCTTATGTTAGCTGTAACTTCTGTCTTGATTTCGTCCGGTATATCAGTCTTAGCCATACGTTGCGCAGTTCTCATATTCCTTTTAAAATCACTGATTATAGCTGTAACACGAGCTAGAAAATTCTTTTCCATGCCTAACCTCCTTTATGACTTGTTTTTAAGCTATTAAGGAACTTACGAGTACCTTGTTTTTGTATTTCTCTTTTACGTTTGTTTTTAGCTAGCTCACGCTGTTTCATTCTTTCATACTCGTCTTCTTGACCACGAATAATGTAATGTTCTCTTTCGTTCTGCCTAACAAAACGTTTTAGTGATTTACCAGCTTGAGCAACCGCATTATATTGAGCACCGTACAACGCAATATCTCTTTGATCAATCAATGCTTGTCTAGCGCCAATAATCCAGTCATTCCATTCGGCAGGTAGCATGCTCATTAGCTCGTCATTACTCATATAACCTATGTAACGACTTGTCATCTGCCTTATTTCCGAATAGTCTAATAAGGTGCTACGGTCATGATTTCTTTGTAGTTGTTCTTCATCATCTCGATACCAGCTTTCGCGCCCTCTTTCTCGTCTTCTTTGGCTAACGATGGCGCTTGGTTCATCTGTGTCCAGAATAGACGTGATTTCTGTTTGAAAAAACCGCTATTATTCATTACGTCCAACGCACCTTGTAAAAGATTTAATGTGTCGTTTTCTCTTTCGATAATTTCCATGATCTCCGTTTCGATATCTTCCCTTTTAGGTGCGCTTTTACCTAGATAAGCTGTTGCACACTCCCAAAAGTCTACGATTGCCACTGTGTCACGTTCTAACAAAGCGTTATAAACATTAGTGAATCCTGAAATTGTTTGTTTTCTACCTTTGTTATCTTCTTGTTCAGTCGCGAATTTTTTTGCAGTTTTATCGAACATAAATGTTGCTTTTGCTTTTACTTCTTCGTTGTTAATTGTTAGTGATGTAATTGGATTAAAAGTTGTTTCAGTCATATTAAATACCTCGTTTATCGTTATTTTGTACAAAAAAATAGAGGGCTTATGCCCTCGTTAATTACATACTTAAATCGCCACTGCCAGCAGTTGTTTTTTTAGTTCGGTTTTCATAACTATCTTCATAAGCGTTCATGTCTTCGAATTCAACAACTGGAGCCAATGCGCTAGGGTTAAGCCATTCTTTTGGTAAATCGTTGATTGTACCGTCTGCACTATTGAACTTAACTTTCGCTGTGATTTCAATTTTGTTATCTTCGTCATCAAATGACCATTCGTGCTCTTCGATAACTACATACGCGAATACACCGTGATGTTTGCCATCGCGTTTTTTAGTTTCCCAAATCCAAACACGTAACTGTTTGAATTGTTTAACTGATTCTTTTAATGCTAATTGACCTTTATCTCCCGGAACGACATCAAGCGTCAACTTGATTTCTTCTTCGACAGAGTTACGGCTATAATCTTTCTTACCGCCTTGAATGATTTCAGCAAGGTCATTACTGATAGTGTGTCCACCCTCTGCTAAACTACCTAAAAGCGTTGCTTCTTCGATAGTTAGCTTCTTAGCTAAATCTTTATCAGCGATTTGGAGAGCGACAATATATTTATCCTGCGCCATTCGTTACACTCCTTTGTAATGTGTTATGTCTGTATTTAAAAACAAGCCGAATGATACCATGTTTAGTGTGCTGATCTATGTCAGTAATCACTTCTTGGGTATCGATTCGACTTTTAATGAATGAATAATAATCAATTTCTATTTCGTTGTTTAAAACGAAGCCTAAAAATTGAATTATTTGCGATGCCTCATCTCTATTACGTGCTTGACTATAAACATGCAACGTGATGCCGACATCTTCGACCATGCTGGTCGTTGTTTCTTTGTTAGTGACGTTTGTTTCACCCACAACGATATATGGGTAAACAGCGTCTTTCTGAACGCAATCAAAAACCCTACCACCCAATTGTTTTTGGATAATAGGGTTGCTTTTTAATTTATTATATACTTTGTTAAATAAGTACCGTTCAACTGATACCCACATATCTTAACCACCTCATGAAAAATACTTATTAAAGAATGCTCGTCCAGCGTCTATTGCCGGCTCCCAAAAAGGTTGAGCATGTTGCCCTTTGGTAGTGTGCCACTTACCGTTTGCATCTTTGTAAGACCACGGTATCTTTTTCGCTCTACTACCTCCAGCACCTGTTGCATATATACCAGTACCATAATTGACATATATTGCGTATTCACTACCAATATTAATAACGCCAGTTAATCCGCCATCTTTAAAGTCCATTGTTACACTTTCTCTAAGATAACCGGTATCAACTGGCATTAATGAAATGATTGTATTGTGAATCTTCGCAGTTGTCTTTGCTATACCTCGTTTGACCCATCGCTCTATGTCTCGCTCGTAATTTTCTAACTCTTTTACTAAGTCCCAATTACCATACTTAACCTTTGCCAATAGGTCGCACCCTCAATCTAGTTAAATTGATTTCATGTTGTCCGCCTTGGTCGACCGGTTCGCCTACAACTTCGTACGTTTTACCCTCGTAATTAAATAAAGTTTTGTTTGTTATTGGTATGTGGTACGGCGTATATAGGTTACGATCAAAATCTTTGCTCATTTGATGAAATTTGAGTGTTTCGCTTGATGTAGGCGTGTCCATAAAACCTTTAATTGTTTCGTTACTTTTAAAACGCTCGTATTCTTTAGGATATGTTCCTACGACTTCAATCTCTCCAATTTCAATTGTGTGCGGAAACTCATCGAACGGATTAAACATATTTCTTGCCCCAACTTAACTTACGATAAGGCAATAAATACGCGTAAGCACTACTAGGTATATCGGTAACATAGGTATAACTTATAGTGCCCATCGTGCGCGCTGAAATATTGCCGGTTGTACCAAACTTGATACATTCAGCAATAAACTTCTTAACACCCGACGGCACTTCTTTGTCATCAAATTTTTGATTGCAATAGTCTTCTGCAACACTTTTATATTCTTCAATAAGATAATTGATTTGCTTATCGTTAGACGAATCGTTGAGTGAAAGCCCATTAATCATTTTGACGTCTTTTGCGTCCATTACTTAACACCCTCCAAAGCTTTGATAAGCTCATCTTTTTTCATATCGCTATAGCCTTTAATTTCACGCTTTTTAGCAAGTTCTTTTAATTCTGATACTTTCATATCAGATAAACTTTTTTGCTCGTCAGCGCTCGCCTCAGACTGTTCTGCTTGCTTGTCTTCAATAAGTTTAATAGCAATTAAATTACGGCGGTTATTTGTTGTAGATAATTCAGTGAATCGTTCTTCTGATACTTCTAATCCATCACGTGGGTAGACGTCTCCCACTTGATATTCATGTCCGTTGTCTTGTGCATCTTCAAAACGTTCGATTACTTTATACATACGTCACTACCTCCTATTACATTTCTAAGCTTCCAGAACCTTTAGTGATTTTCACTGCTTTAGATTCATCATATAAATACGCTACATAGTGTTTATCACTGTATAACGCCGTTGTTTTCGTTGATGCATCACGCGCTACTTCTAAGAAGAAATCACGTTTCAAGATTAATTTAACTGCGCCTTTTTTAGCTAAAATAGCTGTGCCAGCTTCTAACTTATTAGAACGTACAATGATAGCGCCTAGAGCTTCGCCGAACGCACCTTTAACGATGATGTCATCTCCTAACTCAGTCGCACGTGTAAAGTTAGTTGATGCATCTCCACGTAATTTACCAGCATCAAGTGGGTTGATAAATAAAACCATTGGTTCTAAGTCTTCATCGTTAAATTTGTCGATTGCTGATTGTAAGCCGTTTAATTTAGTGATGTCCGCATTAACAGTCAGTTTAGCTCCCATTAAAGCGTCTAATACGTCATTGTCAACTTTGTTAGCGTGTGCCAAACCGTGTTGACGTACTTGTTCGCCTTGAGGGTCTCCATAACCACTTAGTAAAGCCTCATCTGTGATAGATGTACCTTTAGCAATTTTACGGATTTTAGCCTCACGTTTTTTAGTTTCTAAGATGTCAGTTGGGATTTTTTCGCCCTCTGCAACTACTTGTGCGTCTCCGCTATAAACGAATGCTGGGAATGTCAAAGTGTCTCCCGGTTGTCCTTGTAATGTGCTATCTACTTCTGCAAATGAAGCGAAACGCAATTTCTTTTCGAGTTGCGCTTGCATCATAGGCGCCAATACTTCTGGAATGATTTGATTACTTGTTTTAGTAAGTCCTTGTGCCATGCTTGTACCTCTTTCTTTGTTTAATTTTGATTAACTAATTTTTCGAATGTCTCACGATCGTTCAAATACAATTCGTTACGTTCAGCGACACTCATGTTGTCAAACTTTTCTTTCGTTACACCTGAGTCCGGATTACCTCCGCCTTGTGGTGTTTTACCTACAGGCTTAGACGACGCAAATAAATAAGGTTTAGACTCTTTAAGCGTTTCAACCGCTTTGTCTAAACCTTTTACAGTGCCGTCGTCTACTAATTCCAGTTCATCTTTATTGATGAATGCTAGAATGTCGTTAGCGTCATTTGCTTCTTTAGCAACCGCTAACTTAACTGCGTTATTAAGTTGTGTTTCTTTATACTTTGTCTCCCACTCTGAATTTTGATTCTTTAATTTTTCGAGTTCTTTTTGAATCTCGCTATCATCTTTAACAGAGTCTTGCAATTTTACAATTTGTTCATCACGTTTAGAAATCTCTTCTTTTAACTCTTCAATTTCGGTATTCTTGTCGTTCAATCTTGAACGTGGTACCATTCCCGATTTTGATTCGTCAATCGCATCAATTACTTTCTGCTTGTCGATTTCTCCGTCTTTAAATTGTCCTAACAATGTGTATAAATCCATTTAAACTACTCCTTTTTACGAGTTTTACGTGCAACGCCACGAAGAATTTTGGTATAAAAAGAAGCAGTTTAACGACATGCTAAGGTCGAGTAGTAAGCTACTTTCTTTTGCGTTTATATTTCTCCCACTCACGATAAGTCATTTGTGGTATTACTTCGGTTGTGCCATCATCTTTACGTACTCTTGTTGTACTAGGCAAATCATCTTCATCAATGTAATACATAAGCTTACAACGACAGTTGATGTTTTCTTTTGCACTATTCACACCAACGAACAACTTAGGCGCCTGTCCAACACAACCACTCGACTTGAACGGTTCATCTATTTTTTTCTTAGCACCGTCCAGATGCCTGTGTGTGTCTCTTGTACGTGTATCTTTAGTAGCTTGCCAATACTTATACATCTGTAAGCCATTCTTTTGAGCTACTAACGCACTATCAAGTCCAGCTTGCGACATCGCTCTACCCGCTTCTGTACGAGCTACACGCAACGATTGAGCTTTAGACATGCCAATATCATCACGTATCGCTTTTGCTATTTTAGCGTAGCCCTCTCCGCTCATAATTCCTTGTGTGATGTGTAAGCGTATCTTTTTCAATACTTCATCACGATGCTTCTGTAGTGTCGGTGCTAAACGAATGAACTCGATAGGTTGTTCGATAGCTGATGTGATAACTTCTTTGCTAGGAACATCAAACTGCATAGATGTTTGACTTGCCGTCTCATATAAATAAAGGCTCATAAGGAACTTCTCTATATAAGCATCTTCTTGTGACTTCTGAATCATCTTAGCTATTTGCCTGTAGTCATCAGTCAGCATCGTACCTATACGAGTTAACTCCTTATTGAGCCTGTTGTATTTATTAAATTCAGTCCATGTAACATGAACGTCGTCGCTTTGATACTTCTCGAACATATCCGCAATGATTTGTTTTATCTCTTTAAGTCGATTAGCAAATAATTGTTCTATCGGCTTCTCAGCTTTAGAGATTAGACTGTCGATATATTCATCAATATCATTCTGATTCTTTATCGTTAGATCTTTCTTGTTGTTGGGCACCGTCAGCACCTCCGTCATCTAAATTAGGCAGTTTCTTATTGTACTCCATTTGTTCATGTTCTATTCGTTCGAGTTCTGCTTTATAATCATCAACAAGCGGAGAACTCTTCACAAGTGTTTCTCTAGATAAATATTGAGATTGTGCAATGATTTGTGATTGTTCGGCATCATTCATCATTCTGTTAAAGTTAAACGATATCTCGATGTCTTTCACGTCCATATTTAAGTTATTAAAATCTATAATAAAGCTAATTAGCTCTTGTATCGCTACAGTTGCTTTGTTCTTAAGTTTGTTCGCTTTCAAATCTAAGTTGCCATATAAGAATTTTAGTGCGATACCACTTGGAGCTGAGCCGAATTTATCAGTTTGGAAGTCAACGCCTTGTCCGAATTCCATTATATAAGCTCTCATAAGGTCAATGTATTCTTTGGTACTCGATACCGGCACTTCAACTTGTATCGTCTCTACGCCACCATCTCCATCAACATTGATAGCTTTATAGTACTTAAGTCCACGCATAAATTCTTCTAAGTCTTGACCCTCATAACCCTTTAAGATATAGATAAGTTCAACTGATTCATCAAACATGTTTTGTGCGTCAGATAATCTTTTATCGATTGCATCGATTAATGATTTGTACATCCATATGTCTGAAACTTCTTCTGGATTATTCTTAAATGCTATAAAAGGCACTCTTCCCCAATTACCATTACTAAAATGTGATTGAACATGATTAGCACCATAATAATAATCTGGTATTAATCCGCCGTTCTCTAATACATAATAAGTAACAGTAGCATCAGTCCAAAACTCCACTTTTTCCTCGTTGTTAAACTTGTAATAACGAATGAAAGACTTTAATTCTTCTCTTTCTTTATCAACCCAAATTGGTATAGCTTGTTCAGCTGGAACACGGAATAGTTTCATCTCTCCGTTTTCATTAATGTAAACTTGTAGCCAATCGATACCTTTATTACTTGTTGCAGTCAAGATATCTATCAACTTATTATCCCAACGTGTATCTAGCACATCATGAATTACTTTTAAAACATTCTCGTCCTCACATGAATATGTTACTGGTTTGCTAGCAACATAACTGACTTTTTGGTCAACAAGGTTTTGATGAAAGTTGGTAGTGATGCGCCAATCCGGCTTATCAGAATCAATATTGCCGTGCACATCTACCTTTTTCACTTGCTTAATAATGTCGTTATCCTTGTCGTAATACCTTTGTCCGACTGTAATTTTTTCTAATTGTTTTCTATGGTCATCAATTAATCTGATAATCATTTCTTCTTGTGTTTCGAATTGCGGTTTTAACTGTTCGACGACTTCCTCGCCGTATGGTTTATCCCATGGCATACGAATAATGTTAAACACCTACCTCAATATACTTAGTTTATTTTGCCTCATATCACGTTCTAGCGCGTATCTTGTTGCATCAATAGTGTGATTGTCTTTGTCTTCTAGTTTAGGCTTAACATTGCCGTCTTTGTCCGTCTCATAGTCTATATTCTCGAACTCTCTAGCAATGTTTGGTGTGCGTCTTGGGTCAATTACAATAGCCTCTAAATCATCAAGCCATTGCTCTCCGAACTCCACGCTATCAACACCCTTTTTAACACCTTTAATCTTCTTGATTCCATGTTCTTGTTTCAATTCAGCGATTGATTTAGGTTCAGCACTATCAGCGTATACCTCATCGCTTTGGTAACCTTTCTTTTTAAGCCAATTAGCAAACTCACGGTTGCTTATTTGCACACCGTAATGCTCGTCCATAGCATAAATAACACGTTTCTTTTTATCGTAATGCCAACGTACAAAAGCTAATGGATCAGTAGCATAACCAAAATCGACTGCGTTTCTTATGTTGTCGAATGTGTCGTATTGTCTTTGCGGTATTTCTTCAATTCTTAAATTATTAAACGGCACAACACCACTCCCTATTGCTTCGCCCATATACTCCCAACGATAACGTTGTTCATTACGCTGTTTAGCACTCTCAGCCTCTTGTATAAACTGTTTAGATATAAACGGGTTATTCAAGTATGTAGAGTGATGCACGAATGTGTTACCGGCTTGAAATGAGCTTTCATATTTTTTATTAACCCACGATTGCTTACGTTTAGGTGGGTTATAACTAAAGAAGAATTTATAAAATAATCCCTCGTCTAATTCTCCACGTAGTAACGAGTTGGTAATCGTTGTAACTTCATCTTCTGTTTTGAATTCTGCCAACTCTTCAATCCACGAAATAGAAAAAGGAAACCTACTATCTTTCAACGACTTCAATCGCTCAGGGTTTTGTGCCCCTCTAAAGATAATACGGTTCCCTCTAGGTATATAAGTTATTTCCATTGGCGACACTTTAACTTTGAATAAGTGTGACACCTTTTGTTCTTCAATTGCCCACTTGATTTGCTCAAACACTGATGTAGCTAATGTGTTATCAGTCTTACGTATAACGACTGCATTCATCGGATAACGCATAATAAGTTGTGTAATGATGATTGATATGTCTGATGACTTACCTGAGCCACGTCCGCCCTTTGCAACGATGTTAAGTATATCTTTGTCTTTCGTTGCTTTCCACAATGGGTGGAAATGTTTGGGTAGCAAGTCAGATAAGTTAATCGATATCGTCATTAAACGTAACAACTCCGTTTACATTCATATCTTGTACATCAGTGAATAACTTGTGATGCTTGCCTAGCAATTCAAGGGCTTTGTTCTGGTCACTTATCTTCGGTGGTTTCTCAATCAATTCTACATCTTCATCATAGACTAGGTTATGTTTGCCTGTTGTGGGATTGATCTTGTAAGTTCCTTGCTTTGTCACTACCGGTTCTATTTCTACCGTTTCGCCTCTAGCAGTACGTGTCAATCGATACAAAACTTCCTTGCCACTCATTATTTGCTCGTCAAATAGTTTTTGCTCGACCCCTTTAATATATTCTTGTATCTTACTATTTCTTACTAGCTCACACCCAGTCACTTCCGCTCTACTTTCTTTATATCCAGCCTTGATAGCTGACTTAGTAGCATTCCCGTAACACTCCGTTCCAGGTATCGCATAAGATTCTGCAAATGTTCTTTGACGTTTATTCAATCCGTTCATTTCATGTATCACCCACTTTATGTTAATTACTCTAGTTATTTTAAATACAAAAAAATGCCCCTACATCTTGTGCAGGAGCTTCGTTCAATAAATATGAAAGGAGGGAAATAGTTATGACTCAAAATGCAAGAATTAAACTACCCACCATATAGGCAGGTAGTAAGTGATCGATAGCGTAACATATCATCTTTTATATGTTTGTCACTTCTCAATCACATCGATGAGAACATCTAATGTGGCTATTACCCCACGTCTTAAGATAATTCTTACAAATCAATTATATAAAATTAATTCACAGTTTAAAAATAGTGTCATTTTCGTCATTTCTGTCATTTTTGTCATTTTCGTCACTGTAGTAGATAAATCTTTTCTGCTAACTCATCACGTCGTGCTAGGAAGTTGTTTCTGTTCAATTTAGAGTTAGGCATCTTCTTGATAATTGCATCCCTGTTATAACCTTTCTTCAATAATTCTAAAAAACAAAAGTCAACATGTCCTAATCTCTGTTGTGATTGATTTATAAACTCAACTTCTTTTAACATCTGAGCATACCTTTTATTTGCTCTTTCAAGCCTCACAACAACATCTTCAACTTTACTCGAGTTTTCCCCTTGTGGTTTCGGTAACGTCGCTTGTATACCGTACTGAGCTATTGAATTGCTATCATATTCCGGTATTACATCAGCTAATACATTACACTTCATTTTATGTGTGCCTATCATGTTAACAATTGACTCTTTGCTATACATCTACTCCGACACCTCCACCTTAATCAAATCTAACTGATCGCTCAACTTTGCGAAGTCACTCGGCGCCTCTACATCATCGTTAGCCGTCATCATAATATATACTTGTTCCGTTACATACTTACCTAGCTCATACATTGCTAGTAAGAATAATAGTCTTAGTATTTGTTTAATCATTTCCCGCGCTCCCTTATATTTTTAAACAGCTGACCCACTTTTATAATTGCATCCCTTTTAACTTGTGCCTCGTACTTCTCTTTCGCCTCTTCTTTACTCTCTGCTTCAATAACTGTAAACCTTTGATTGCTCTTAGCTTTAGTTATGTGCGTATGTTTACGTCCTGTTGAATCTTTGAATGTTGTGACTAAGTATTGCATGAATCTATTACCTCATGCGTAATTGTGTAATATAATACTTTTCCGCCTGATTTTCTAGCAACATCGCCAACTTCTTTAGCATCAAAATATTTCGACGCATTCATAACATCATCAGTGAAGTAATATCCCCCATCACGACTTTTATATAAATAAATTCCTTTATTAACCTCTACAACATAATATTTTTCTTTCTTATTCACTTCCCCAAAACCTCCTTGACCCTATCTAATATGTCTTTATACTCCGCTACTTCCGAAGCCTTTTGCTCCACGTTCTGAAACACTCTCGAATTCCTCCACTTGCTTTAGTTCCGGTGTCCATATAGGAACAATAACCAGTTGTGCTAGTTTGTCGCCTTTGTTTATGACATAACTACCATTCATAAATAAAATTTTATCTGATGGAGGTGGTGGGGCATACTTTCCGTCTATCCCAGCAACATTTCGACTAAAGTTACCATCATCCCAACTCTCTAACGTTTCAATATCATTCTTGATATTAATCCCTAAATTGCCATGATATCCCGCGTCTATCTTGCCTGTTTCAATCACTAAATACGTTTTACTACTTACACCACTACGGCTAGTTAATAGCCCGACATAGCCCTCCGGTATACTCACAGCTACATCTGTTTTAATCACTGCCTTTTCTTGTGGCTCGAGTACGACGGTTTCGGCTGAGAATATGTCATAACCTGCATCTGTCTTATGATTTCGTTCGGGCATTCTAGCGTATTTTGATAATAGTTTTACTTGTAGGATGTTAGTCATTATCTTGTTCCTCCCATTGCATTGTGTTGCCACCAACTAAAAGTGCTACAGCTCTAGCTTTGTTAATATCGTCAGTAATCCATGTGTTTAAAATAGTTGCATCTTCTTTTGGGGTATAACTAGCCCAAAAAGTTCCTTGTTTAGTACCTCCACTTAAATGAACATCTTGCACAAATGAGCCTTTTGTATAAACTACATATTTAGCACGCTCCAATTTTTCTAAGACATTCTCTGCATCTTTGTTACCATCAAATAAATCCATTGCATATATGAAATTTAATATATGTCGTTCTCTTATAACATTTCTGTTATTGTCATTTCTATGTTGTATATAAGTTTCTAAGTAGTCTTTTTTAAGTTTCTCCCACATATCTTTATACTTATACACGTCCTCAATCTCTTTTAGTAATCCCTCTGTGTCATTGCCGTTATACGCACTAGCACTGATAACTGATTGTTCGATTTGTTCACGGTTATTCATTAGTGTCACCCTCCAATTGATCTAAAAATTCGTTGAACTCATTTGTTCCGTCTAGTTTGTCCATTCGGCACAATATAACATTTAAGTTGCTTTCAGCTCCTCTATATATAGCTACTGCCTTGTTCGCTCTGCTCTCAATCTGTAGTTCGCTAAGTCTAAAACGGTAAAATTCGTATCTTCCAAACAATTCATTTTTAAGCGTGCGCCACATGTTCTCCAGCTCTTTGTTACGCTTTCTTAACTTCCCTGTATCCACGATAAGCTCATCTCGTTGCTTCTTGTACTCATCACGTTGTTTTCTCATCTTCTTCAACCTAGCACCCATTACGCCTAGTTGGAACCCTGTATCATAGTTCATTCTATCTCCTCCAGTAACTCCGGATTATTAAACTTATTGCCTAGGTATTCAATAGTTGGCATTTCACGAACTTCTTCAGCATCAAAAAATCTCAATAGCGGTACATCGCCAATCATAGTGCCAATATGGTCGCAAGTGACTACACCTGTGACATCTAAATAAGTATAAGTTTTGTCGCGATTCTTGCCCCACAGTTTCGTTGATACGACTCTTAAAATGTCGCCCTCGAATAATTCTCTTCCCCAAAGATTGATACCTATTGACTGCATAAGTTCTACATCTGCCATTTTCTCAGTCTTTATAAACTCCTTTATAACCTTGCCATATTCATTTTCTTTAGTTGAATAACTAACTTCGCTATTGTGAAGATCTAACGCCACAACCTCACACATCTTTTTTGATTCGGTGTCCCATACTCGATATTTAGGTATCATTCTACCAACGCACCATCTTTCCAAATGAGTGTCATAGTCATATCGTCGTTTAAGATGTAGAATGCTTTGATAGGGAAACGTCTGTCGTCATTTAAACTTTCGTTTATACTAGTATTCCTATTTGATGTAGGATTATATTCTCCTTCTGAGACCTCGAATACTTCAAACAACCTATCAAACTTAGTATCTTCTGTGATTTCCTCTTCAACTTCGACTTCAAAAGTGTCATTAGTTGATATAAAATCATTAATAAGACAATCTCTTCCGTCGTAAAGATGGAAATACACATATCTTTCATTACTCTTGCCTTGCGGATAAAAATTCTTTCCTCTTACTAATTCAGGATTTTCTCGCGCCCATTTAATTAATTCATCTAATTGCATTTCTTTTTTTATTTTTATTTTCATTGTTTCCATCTCCTTAAAATAAAGTTAGTTGCTTCTGTTCCTCGTATTCCAAACCATGTTGCTTTATATATATTTCGAGCTCTTCAGCTGTATCAAATGTCTTTTTCACGCCTTGCCAACCTGGCACGATATGCCCGTGAAAGTAATAAGTGTCATTTACTACATGGATATGTGCCAATCGCTCGTTGTCCTGATACAGATATCTCTTAGTACTGAAAAATTGGTTTAAGTATTCTTTGCGTGCGCTGTCTGTCATGGTCATTAATCCCACAAATCAAATGCTCTATCGACATAAAACTTAGCTTTTGCCATATCCTCATGACCATTCTTTAACGGTGCTCTAGATAGGTATTTGATTGCGTTACCTATTGCGAACGCTAATTGTGGTGGGTACTGTGCCGTTACTTGTTCGATGAAGTCTATAATTTCAATGTCTCCGTATGTGTAATGCGACGGTTGCTTAACGTTGTCTTGCATTTCGTTCATATCTACTTTTCTGTTACTGATAATGCTCATTATGCTTCACTCCACTTCTTGAACATTTGGTTATAAGTGACATCAAACCAGTACGGATCACGTCGCTTATATTTCTCAATCATTGCTAGACGTTGACGTTCTTTCTCATTCTTTTCTGCTTTCTTCTTGTCTCGCAGTTCTTGCTCATGTCTAGCGTCAATTTCTGACAGTATTCGTCTTTCTTCTTGTGTAATTCTTCCGTTATCTCTATACGTTTTCTTTTCTTGCGGTGGTGCAATGAGTGCGTTACCAGTTAACCCCTTGCCAATTCTGTAGTTAAGTAGCCCTTTACTTATGTTGTACTTGTTAGCTATTTCGTTAACAGTCATCATTTTCCCGTTAATTTCTACTTTTTTAGCTTTTGATAGATTTTGTATTAATTCTTGACCTCTTAAACCTTTAGTGTGTCTAGTAATTAGTGTCGATACTTTAATGTCGTATTTTTCAGATGCATCAATAAGCGTCATTAATTTACCATCTATTCTCACTTTAGTTTTTATACCTGCCATTTGTTTTACCTCCTCGTTTAACGTGCTTTGAAAGTTTTAAAGTTCACGTTTTTTGTTCTAGGTGTTATTTATCCTAAAAAGTATTCGCACGCCTTTTTAGTCGTTTTTCACCTTGTATACACGAGCGTTAATGACCAAACGCTCTTTTTGCTCTCTCAGATAATGCTTGTCTTCGCTCTTCTGACATTAATTTTCTAAATCCTACTGCACTTTTAGGTAGTTTCGCCCTAACTAACACAGCAGTCCCAGACTCTAATTGTTCTAATACCTCTACGTCGTCGCCATACAATTTTGTCATTCTAGTAATATGTGTGGGTACTGATGAGTAAGCGATCCATTCTTGGTTTTCATAATCATAGTTCAATGTCGTTTCGCGGTCTTCTCTTGAATAACCGTCACTTACAGTTTTTGTTTCTTTGGTAATTTTTGCCATTTATTCCACCTCTACATTTACATTTCTAATTTTTAAATTGTCATACTCTAGTATTTCGTCCGGATTGTTATATAAGTAATCTGCCAGCGTTTCTTTTTCTTTATCCACATCATCAAAATACTGATATTCAACTTCTGTAGGTATCCTTATATCAATCGTTGCGTTTATATATGCTTGTTGTTGCATTAGATCACTTCCTCAACTCGCATGATTATTTTGGGCTCAATTCCATAGCGCTTTGAGCTTGTTATTTTTGTAATTTGGTTATCGTCTTTCCATACATGACCATTACAAGCGTCTAATACCGTTTTAATTAAGTTATCGATATCCGGCTTAGTCACTTTATACTGTCCAACCATTTCGCTTTTCTTTTTCTTCGACCACGATTTAAGCAATGGAAAGTAAAAGTGTAATTCAATTTTTAGCGCATGTTCTAGATTCAACTTAGGCATTTGCCCTTGTATATACGCTTTATGCTTTGTATAAGCCGTTGGCATGTAAGTTTTAGTAAATCTACCTGTATTACGAAAGCGTGGACGAGGCGAGCCCATAGGTGCCCCGTACGTTTCATTAAATTTAATTTCTATTTCCATGTGCCACCTCTAAATATCAAATATCGTTGCTTGTAAACCTAGTTCTTGCTCATATAAAAGCCCGTGAGCGCCTTTGAATCTTTTTAGGTCACTATCAGTCATAATTTTCTTTTCGTCGCTAAAATGGGCTCCTGTGAGCGAATAAACTTCATTTTCGTTATCTTTATACTTGATGACCTTAATATCTTCTGTGCCATCTTCTCGGTATAAGTAATATTTTTCTTTCGGCATTTTTAACACTCCTTAATATTCGACGATAGCGGGGCGTGTATGACGTTCTGCAAGTTTTTGGATAAATAGGTCATATAACTTATTTTCGTCGCCCTGTGCCTCGTCTATGAGTTTCTGAGCGTACATATCTGAACACTCAAGTTTAGTTTTTAAAAATTCTTTGGTAATCATAGTTTTAAACCTCTAGTCCTGTAATCTTGACCGTCCATCTTGATTAGTGTTGTGTTACTCATGATTCTGCTAAATATACGTTGCAAATCTTTGTTTTTTGTCATTTCTTTCTCGTCTAAGTTGGTAGTAAAGATATTGTGCTTGCCTATTCTACTTTCTATAAGCTCGAACATCTTACTAGTAGCGAATTCGTTCATGTTGATACCGTAGTCATCGAATACCATTAAATCGACATCACTTATAATTTGAGCTAGTTCCTGTTCAGTCATAGCAGTTTGGTTGTTATAAGTATTTTTAATTGTTGATATCAATTGAGGTACGTTCATATATAGCACTGTGTAGCCTTTAGCTTTAACTGATTTAACAATGCTCATTGATAAGTGTGATTTACCTGTACCAAATGACCCTTGAATTAGTAGCGATTGTTTATTGTCTAACGTAAAATTGTTTGCGTAACGTTCGCATAAGTTTTTTGCATACACTAGTTGTTCGTTAGTCGGATTGTAATTATCAAACGTTGCTTTCGTTAGATCTTCGTTCATTATCGATTGCTTGAATATGCGTTCTGCTTTTCTCCGTCTGTTTCTCTTGTGATAGTTTTCGGTTGATTGTTTGGCGAACTCTATCATTTCGCAGTCACAACCATGTTTGAATTCTGAACCGTCATCAAATTTGTAATAGTCGTACTTACGTCCACAGTTCTCGCATTTCAAATCAAACGCTTGTTCAATGATTTGCTTCTTCAAAGTTGGTTTCTTTGCTAAGTTCTGGAATGACTCCACTTTCTCACTCCTTTAAAACAGTAAATTTTCTATACTTGATTGTGATGCACGTTGAAACGCATCTACATATTGGTTGTTTACTTCTTCTTTAATCTCTTCGCTATAATCATTCATATAGCTTTCGTTAGTTAAGAACGTTTTAGGGTACTTTTGATATTGCTTGTCTGTAATAGTTTTTAAATACTCTCGAGTACCTTGCATGATTTGTTCAAAAGTATGTTTCTTTAAGCATGATTTGAATTTAGTGAAAGACATCTTCTTATCTTTCTTCTTGTCGTAAAGCTTCCACCATTCCTCAAATTGCTCATGCGAAACGTCAGTTGCGCTATTATTTGAACTTAAGTTTTTATCTATATCTTTTTCTTTATCTCTTTCTAATTCTTTATCTAATTCTTTATCTTCTTCTGTTGCGTGACTGTCACGTGACGTCACGTGACCATTTAACAATTTTCTGTTGTTTTCTCGTTGCTTTTGTTTCCTCAACCTGTTCTGCGCCCTGATTTTCTCGAGTCCTTCAACGTTTTGGTGCTTTTCCCAATTTGTCACTTTTATGACACCATTAACTTTTTCAATCATGCCCAATGTCTCAAAAGTTTGTATTGCTAGCCTTATTGAGTTAATAGGTCGGCTAAACTCATTTGCTAACATTTCTTCGTTATACGGCAAGTTTTCAGATAGCATAATGTAACCTTGTTCGTTGTACTTTCCTGATAAAGTTAGCAACTTAACCCAAATAGTTATGATCGTATCTCTTTCGGGTAAAGCTTCGATATATTTGATTTTGCTGTCATCAAACATGCCAACTTTAAGTTTTATCCACGATACTTCTCCCATTGTCTTCTCCTTTCAGCGCTTTTATTTTGTCCGGTATTTCCCAGTTAGATATGAATTCTTTAAGTTCATCTGTCATAGGTACGTCATTAAGGATTACGTCTGAACCATGTAAATAAAAATTAATTTTATTAAACATGAGAGCAGTCTCATAAATATTTTTTGACCATCCAATATGATATGTCTTTCTTTTATAAGTTATTTGCGCTACATAACCACTTTGAGTTAAATAGACTCCTTTGAACTTACTTTTTCCTCTTCTACGACGTTTTTGGTCTTTGTAAGTTTTGTATTCATATTCAAATATAGAGTCATTTTGATTTTTATGATTCTTATAACCTTGTCCGTCCCAATATTTATCTACTGCGCTGTTGTATGCTTTAGCTGCCTCCCATTCATTAACAAAACTACCTAAATATTTAGATTTGCTATCAATTTTTATTACAGCAGACCATTTTTTTGTTTTTCGATTTAAATAAACACCTTTATAGATACTCGAAGCATTTCTTGTAGGCCTTGCCCATCGTTGTTGATAACCGATTGAAGTGATGTTGTTTTTGGTAAAATCATTATTTTTTATTTTTTGAAAACCATTTTCTAATACAAATCCACTTAAGCTAACGTTGAGTGTCTTTGTGTGAATTCTTCTAACGTTATCTACATAAGATTTTGTCCAAATATATTGATTAACTCTCTCATAATCTTCATCATCAACAAAAATTTCTTCTCCATCTTGTAAAAATATCGATTTAACCATTATTCTTCTCCTTTCAGCATTTTGTTGAGCCTCTCATCAACTTTTATCCACGAGTCATGCAAGTGATATTTATCATCAAACGACTTAACACCAATCGCATGTTGCTCGTTGTGATGTTCACGACATAACGCTAATACATGTTTGTCATAGTGATTCATTTTGTTTCTGTTCATTCCTCTGCCGACTGCTTCATAATGTGCCAGGTCTGCGTGAGGCTTTCCGCATATTACACAGTTGCGGTTGATTGTAGCCCAATATAATAACGCTTTATCTTCGCTTAACAACTTACTCGTTTCTACACTCATAGGTATTTGATGATGAAACATAAACGCTATAATCAGTTCTATTAACTCCCTTGCAACTTTCATAGAACAGTCGCGCAGACTGATTTCTTCATAACCTTTCATAATTTCCAATTCTGTTTGTAATAATTTTCTAGTTGATTCCACCGGTTCTCCCCAGTGAAGTTCTATATCTCTACACATTGCGAATATTTTTTTACGTTGTTCTATAGATAACTTTTTATTGTCCGGAACCTCTACTTCTGCTTTTAGTGGATATCCGTTTTCTAGCAAGTCAATGTGACTTTGTTCAAGTTCAACACCAGTAGCAATGACGGAATAAGTGCCGTCATTGTCTTTCTGGTATCTTGTAATGTATTGCATTTAAACCACACCTTAAAACGCTAAATCTTGGTCGTCATATCCAAATTGGCCACTGCTTTCAAATGGATTGCTTTGTTGAGACATTGATGTTTGTTGTTGTGCCCCGTTATTTTCTTCAGCTTTTTGCTTATCTGTCTTCGGAATAGGTTTGTTAACAACATCATCGCCCTTTTTGTAAGGTTTAATAAATGAAAAATCCGTAAAATACTTACCTTCATCTTCATTGAATTTCCATTTCAATACCAAGTGACAAAACTTACCAATAAGATCATTGGTATCAAAATCTAAGCTAGGAAGATTTAACTTAATACCTAATCGAGTAACTAATTCAATCAATTGTTTTTCTTGGAAATCATATTTATACGGCGGTACAAATTGATTATGTTTATATTGTTTGCCTTCATCATTTTCAAATACGATTGTGAAATATCTATTTTCTCTATCATTGAATTCAATATTTTTAACTTTCACTGTGAATTCTCCAGCTTGAAACCCTGCTGAGCCGTTATAAAACTTTTCTTGATTTGTTTCTTTAGTAAATTGCGCTTGTCCTGTGATTTTCATAATTAAATACCGTCCTTTTTAGTTTTTTTATTAGTTTCCATTTCTGATTGCTTGTACTACGTCGTTAATACTTGGATTAATGAAACGTTTGTTGTTAATTTTAATGTTGCTTGAGTGTCTTATCTTTGTCTCGAATAAGTTTGATGGTTCAGCGTTAAGAACATATTGATAAGCTTTTTCGCCGTCTTGCTCATGTTCTTCTATTGTCATTCTTGCTAACACATCAGATTGACTGATGACCGCTTTTTTTATTTGATCTTGTGCCTCTATCGTGATTGTTGGATTGATAGTGCTACCCTCATCATCTTTGTCTTTGTTAATTCCCTCGTGTCCACTTATAGCAAGATGGAATTGATAATGTTCTTGTAATTTAGAAATATAACGATAAATACTTACAATGCGTGTAGCACACTCGCCCCAATCATTAAATGTTGGTTTCTTTAATTTTCCGTCCATGATGTCGTCCATAGTGATATCACGTAGCTTTTGGATTGTTTCAATCACTACAACATCAATTTGTTTTCCGTTTTCTCTTAGTTGTTCAATAATTTTAGGCAGCATTTTAATCACTGCACTAAAATGCTTATAATTCTTAATCTGCACAACTGCCCCATCTTCTGTTACCGTTGTTCCGTCCTCATTTATATCTAGTACTAAGGCATTGTTATCTTTTGTTAAAAACGTAGTTTTACCAGTACCGAACTTGCCGTATATCGCAAATTTATAAAACTTGTTTGCATTTTGTTTACTGATGTCTTTTACACCTAGTTGCGTTAAAATATCGACATCTTGATTAGTTTGTTCAGCCATCTATTCTCCCACCTTTACCGTGTATGACGTAGGTTTCTCCACAATGCTAGCACCCTCTAAAACTTCGCCGTTTGCGTCAATTAAAGTGCCGTTTTCAGTTACATTGAAATCTTTCTTAATGTCTGATTGGCTAAGTTTTTTGGTTACTTTTACATAGTTGTCAAAACCTCGTTGCTCAAGTTGTTTAATGACTTCTTGCTCATTGCTAACTTGAATGACTTTTGAACCTTTTCTGGCCGTCACTTTTCCGTAAGGTGTGTTCAACTTGAATTTGCTGTCTTGTTCTTTTTGTATTCTGAAATATTCAATTACAAGGCTTTGTAAATATTCTTTGCCACTCTGTAATTTTTCTACTTCTTTATCTTTCCATTCGTTTATGCGTTCAATTTCTTTATTTGCTAACTCGTTGATTTCGTTCTCTTTAGTTGTGATTGCATCCAGTTTCTTAAAAACCCAGTTAGCACTGTCTAGATCTGTTACTTTGAATCGGTCGTCTTGTTCGAATGTTTCTAATTCTCTCTCTTGTAATTCATTCACTTTTCATGCCTCCTACCATCTCATGACTAAGTTAATTAGTCTGTCCTGCTCGTCTGTGTTCTCTTCAATCCATTCATCTATTGCTTGGTTGAATAATTCTGATGCCATACTTAAGTCGTCCTCATCTACGACATAAGCATGTTTAATTGGTATGTTGTTCATATCTTTAACTTGTATTGATATGCCCATATGACCTTTTAAAATTAATAGCTTAAAATCGAATCCGTTAACATGAATATTTTTGCGTATGATTTCGCCTATTTCGTAATACATCTTGACTTCCTCCGTTTTTCGTTTTATATTTAACTTGAAAATTTTCTTAAGTGCTTGATACTGTTACTTGTTGGCGCAAGTAGCAGTTTTTTTATTCTCCATAAAAGTATTCCTTATAAAATATGAATGTCGCTATACTTGCGAATCCCGCGATTGACCATGCTGTAGTGAAGTACAGCAATGGCATAAGCACAATTGCTAAGACTGTGAAGCATAGTATTGCTACTAGGTAGCTTTTATATGTGTCGCTCATTTGGCATTCTCCTCTTCTTTCATTTTTATAATCATGTCTATATATCCTCTCTCTAATGCGAAGTCGAATAGCATTTGTTGAATGTGTGGTGGCATTTTGTTGACCTCCCCTATTCCGTTAATTTCATTTCTAATTGGTACGTTGTTTCATATGACGGTTGCCATCTCTCTACGAATTTAATTGCCTCTTGATATCGTCCGCGAGGTATACAGTTGTAACTCGGTACGTCGAAAATGTTTTTAATACTCTTATATATTTCTGCGAATAACTTTCTTGATACTTGGTCGTAGTAACCGTTAAATTTGTTTCTCACAATTTCCGCAACTTTTTGAGCAACTAACCTTTGAATATGTTTCGCTTCTCCGTGCATAATTGGATATGTTTCTTCGATTTTAGTAACTCGTTCATCTAATTCTGTGTTGCCTTGTGCGATTAATTGAATTTGTTCTGATGTAGTTAGCGGTTTTGTTTGGTACGTTCCTGTTTTTCTTAGTGTTGGCAAAACTTCCGAAGTTACCCAACGTTTAAATTTTCTAGCTGTTTCTCTAATGCTTTCGTTTTTACTTTGTTTTGAAGCGTCGAAGATTAGACTGTATAAACCTGATTCGTTGATGATGATCATATTTCTGTTTTGACCTGACGCACTAATTTGGTGCATCAGCCTATCTTCAATATCAACATGATTGCGTATGGCGTTATCTGCTCGTGCATACCCTAAAATTTCAGCAATGTCTTTGCCTAAAAAGAAGGGTTCTCCTTCTACCTCGATTTTCCTCACTGGTAATTCTTCAAAATTAAATGTTTGTAATTCTTGCATTTCAGTTTCCTCCTTTTTTTCTCAACACCCACATTCAGCAGACGGTCATCGCAATGACTATCGAATGTATTTTAGTGTGGCTCATATCATCGCCAGCTCTCGCTCACATCTGCTCAATGTGGATGTTGATAAGCGTGGTTATATTAAGTTGTTTGTTGTTCTTTTTCGGGAACGTTATTGGTAAAAAAAATATCTAAGTTATTTGTTTCATAACCTAATATTTTTGCCATTTTTATAAATTCATTCGCGCCAATATCTACTATCCCATTTTCCCTCTTTGCATAAGGCGTTCTTGTTTTCCACCCCATTTTGTGAGCCATTTCATCTTGCGTAATACCACAAGCTATTCTTTCCGCTCTCAATCTTTTCAAATTTAGTACCACGTTTACACCTCCTGTCGTTCTCGTTTGAGAACTAAATACAATTTACCATTACCGTTCTCATTCGTCAACACATTTTGCTAAAAAAAATTCAAAAAGTTTTTTCTTTCTTATATATTGTATTCTTTTGGGAACGGTGTTATAATCAAATCGTTCACAAATAAGAACAAATATTCAATTCAGGAGATACAAGAAATGAGAACTAATGATGAAATAATCACAATAATTAAAACATCAATGAAAGAACAAAATATGTCACTAAGTGAATTAGCTCGTCGTGTAGGTGTAGCAAAATCAGCAGTATCAAGATATTTAAATTTAACTAGAGAATTCCCTTTGAATCGTGCTGAAGATTTTGCGAAAGTACTTGGAATAAAAACAGAATATTTATTAGGATTTGCTGAACGCGAAGAATCTACAAAACAAGATACTATCGCTGCACACTTAGACGGGGATTTTACAGAAGAAGAATTGATTGAAATCAGAAAGTATGCAGAGTTAGTAAGAAAAGCACATCGAAATCAGTAAGGGGTAATTTTATGTATTTATACGAAAAGATGGTTATTGAAAACAAAGAAATTCCAATTGATGACAGGAAGTCTTTAGGTAATTTCGAGGGGTTCTATGATAACGGAGTAATTTTGATTAATAAGAATTTATCAGAAAGACGTAAGGCTGAAGTTTTATATGAGGAGCTTGCACACCACAAGTTGACATACGGCAACATTTTAGATCAATCAAAATTTAATAATCGAAAATTCGAAAATTATGCGAGGCGCCACGGTTTTATTTCCGCTGTTCCATTACGTGAAATTATAGAGGCCTATAATTACGGAGTTCGCAATTTATACGAATTGTCCGAATACCTACAGTTAAGTGAAAGTTACATAAAAGAAGCATTGGAACATTATAAAAAGATTTATGGTATCGGAACTAACTATGGAGAATATTCAATAACATTCGAGCCATTAAGAGTTTTTAAATATAAAGAAATATGAGAAAAGGAGTCATATAAAAGATGAATCAAGTTTCTAATGATAAGTTAACAGTTAAAGAGTCTTGGACTGCCGGTAAAATACGAGGAAAGTTAAATAAAGGTCAAAAACAAGTATTTGATCGTATGGCAATTTCTGAAAAACGTGATATTATCGAAAAATTTAATAATAATGTCCCTTTTGAAGTAGAAGAAATCGAAAGAAATCAGGAAACAAAATACAAAATTATCGAAAAAACTTTAAATAAACGCGAACTAAATACAATGTCTGACAGCGGTAAAGATATGTTGTTAAAGAATAAGGTTGGTCAATTCATAGATAGCTTTTCAACGCGTTTCAGTAGTTCGTTTTCTAATCCTAACAACGCAGGTCAGATGTTTACTTACGAAATGATAAATCAAAATTTCGTCTTAATAGAGATGTTAGACGAACATCTTAAAAATGAAAACAAAATCATAGAACAAAACAATGAAATCATAGATTTATTAAAACAAATTGCAAATAAAGGGGTATAAAACATGAAAAGATTATTATATTTAGTTTTAGCTAGTGCGTTAGTGTTAGGTGCATGCGGTAGCAAAGACGCAGACAAGAAAGAGGAAAACAAGAAAACAGAAACGAAGAAAGAGAACAAAGACAAAAAGAAAGAAACTAAAGACAAAGCAGAAGCGAAAAAAGAAAATGCTAATCAAAACGATAACAATAATCAAGTAAACAACGAGAACAACACAAATGTTAACGATCATCAACAAACTAACAACGCACCTAAGCAAAATCAAACACAAAATAATCCCGCTTCTAATAAAAACAACAATGCACCAGTAAAAGATGAGTTTTCAAGCGACACATCTTACAACGCTTATCAAGAAGCAAAAAGAGCAACAGAAGAAAATAAACGTCAGAATGGTGGTCATACTGCTGGTATAGGTGGCTCATGGGCAGTACAAGACGGACAAGACTATAATTCATGGAAGAAAGCACAAAATGATTTTGACAATTTCAAACGTCAAAATAGCGAAGTGATTCAACAATAAAATTTCGGGTAGCCCGCCTACCCTTATTATTTTTTGCCAATTTTGAGGAGGGAGCAGATGAAAGTAGCGATTTACACTAGAGTAAGTACACTTGAGCAAAAAGAAAAAGGCTACTCAATAGATGAACAAGAAAGAAAATTAAAGTCTTATTGCGACATTAACGACTGGACTATACAAGGTGTTTATGTAGACGCTGGATATTCGGGCGCTAAAACTGACCGCCCTGAACTTAACAGATTAAAAGAAAATTTATCAAAAATAGATTTAGTATTAGTTTATAAATTAGACCGATTAACGCGTAATGTTAAAGATTTGCTAGAGTTGTTAGAAATATTCGAGAAAGAAAACGTATCTTTTAGAAGTGCAACAGAAGTTTATGACACATCAACGGCAATGGGTCGTCTGTTCGTCACTTTAGTAGGTGCTATGGCTGAATGGGAACGTGAAATGATAAGGGAAAGAGCAATGATGGGTAAGCAAGCAGCGATTAGAAAAGGTATGATATTAACGCCTCCACCATTCTACTACGATCGTGTAGATAATAAATATATTCCCAATAAATATAAAGATGTAGTTGTGTGGGCTTACGAAGAGGTTAAAAAAGGGAATAGCGCAAAAGGTATAGCGAGGAAATTGAACGCATCTGACATACCACCACCAAACGGCAAACAGTGGGAAGACAGAACTATTACAAGAGCTTTGAGAAGCCCTTTATCAAGAGGACACTACTTTTGGGGCGATATATTTATAGAAAATTCTCATGAACCAATCATTACAGATGAAATGTATAACGAGATAAAAGAACGTTTGAATGAACGTGTTAACGCAAAGGTAATAAATCATATTTCAGTTTTTAGAGGTAAATTTGTTTGTCCGAAGTGTAACGGTAGATTAACTATGAATTCTAGTTATAGAAAACGAAAGTGTGGAGGTATTACTTACAAAAGTTATTATTGCGATAATTGCAAAATTAATAAAAATGGAGCTTTTGCATTTACCGAAAATGAGGCTTTAAAAGTATTTTACGATTACCTTTCAAAGTTAGATTTAAGAAAATACAAAGTGAAAGAAAAAGAAGATAAAAAAATTGTAACCATTGATATAAACAAAGTTATGGAACAAAGAAAAAGATACCACAAATTATACGCAAACGGCATGATGCAAGAAGAAGAATTATTTGAATTAATAAAAGAAACTGATGAAAAGATTTCCGAATATGAAAAACAAAAAGAGAGAGTTCCTAAAAAACAATTGGACGTCAGTAAGATAAAGAATTTCAAAAATGTTCTTTTAGACTCATGGAATGCTTTTACTCTAGAAGATAAAGCAGACTTCATTAAAATGGCTATAAAATCGATTGAAATAGAATACATTCACGTTAAAAAAGGAAGAACTAAGCATTCTATAAAAATAAAGAATATTGATTTTTATTAA